ACTGCTCCCGTATTGGGAACGCCTGCTAGTGGTACTTTGACTAACGCCAGTGGACTTCCCTTGTCTACAGGTGTAACAGGAACTCTCCCTATTGGGAATGGTGGTACGGGTGCATCCACTCTAGCAGGGGCTAACATCCCTGTTGTCAATGTAGCCAACACCTTTACTGGCACACAGACATTCTCAGGCACATCATCAGCTACTGCCATTGTCTTAAACGATGCAGCAGAGGTTGCAACAGTATCAGCTACAGCAGCTACAGGCACAATCAACTATGACATCACCACGCAGTCAGTCTTGTACTACACAAGTAATGCAAGTGCTAATTGGACTGTCAACTTTAGAGCCTCTAGCGGTACTTCATTGAATACTTTGATGAGTACGGGTCAATCAATGACTGTAGCTTTCTTGGTTACTCAAGGCTCTACGGCTTACTACAACAACGTAGTTCAAGTTGATGGTACAACCTCTGGAGTTACAACTCGTTGGCTAGGTGGTGCGCCTACTGCGGGAAATGCTAGTGGCATTGATTCTTACAGATATTTGATTATTAAGACAGGTAGTGCGACTTTCACAGTCTTGGCAAGCAACACACAATTTAAGGCTTAAACCATGCCATTACAAGCAACAAGTGGTGCAGCTTCTTATGATGCCTTTGGTGGTGGTGCGGCTGCTGTTCCTCAGTACATTGAGGATGTGTTTTCAACATACCTCTACACAGGCAACGGCTCTACACAGACCATCACCAATGGTATTGACTTGTCTACTAAAGGTGGATTAACATGGATTAAAAGCAGAAATGGTGCTGTAGACCACTATTTGTTTGATACTTCAAGAGGCGCAACTAATTATTTATTTTCAAATGCAACAAACGCACAAGCAACTGGAGCTACAACTTTAACAAGTTTTACAACTTCTGGTTTTGCATTAGGTGCTAGTGGAAATGTTAATGGGTCTGGAAATACTTATGCTTCTTGGACATTTAGAGAGCAACCAAAATTTTTTGATGTTGTAACTTTTACTGGAAATGGAGCAAACCGAAATATTGCTCATAATCTAGGCTCAGTGCCAGCAATGATACTTGTTAAATCAAGAAGTACCGCTAGTGGTTGGGCGGTGTATCATAGGTCATTAGCCAGTGGCTCATATCTTGTATTGAACGCAACAGATGCCTCAGTTTCTGATTCAACATACTTTACGACAACAGCACCAACTAGCACGACTTTTAGGGTTGGAACAGCAAACAACACAAACGCAAATGGTCAGACATTTGTTGCATATTTGTTTGCTAATGACGCAGGAGGCTTTGGGCTAACTGGTACAGACAATGTAATCTCTTGCGGGTCTTATGCGGGAACAGGTGCGGCAGGTAACATAATTACTCTTGGGTATGAGCCTCAATGGTTAATGATTAAGAGAGAGGATTCAGCGCAAGCATGGACAATGTACGACAATATGCGTGGAATTGTTACTGGTGGAAATGACCCATTTTTAATGGCTCAAGACGTTGGTGCTGAGACAACTGCTACAAATTTTATTTCAATTAACGCAACAGGATTTTCATTAGAGACACTAGACCAACAGGTAAATAGTGGCTCTGGAACGTACATCTACATCGCCATTCGTAGAGGCCCAATGAAAGTGCCTACGAGTGGGACGAGTGTGTTTAGTCCTGTTGCTTACACAGGCAATGGAACAACAAATGCACTTACAGGTGTTGGATTTCCTCCTGACCTTATGATTACTAAAGGTAGGTCAGCAGGTTCAGCAAATGAAGGTGTTACTAGGGACAGGCTGAGAGGAACAAATCCAGCATTAAGAACAACCACTACCAATGCAGAATCATCAACCACAACAAATGGGTTGCTATCTTATGACATGAGTGGTGTTACTCTAGGTGCTGATAACACAGGTACTGATGTAAATGGGCAAACAAATACAAGTGGCAATACGTATGTAAATTGGTTTTTTAGACGTGCGCCATCTTTTATGGATGAGGTTTGCTATACAGGGACGGGGGCCAATAGAACACTAACGCACAATTTGGGTGTCGTGCCTGAAATGATAATTGTTAAAAAACGTAGTGTGGCGGCTGATTGGGAAGTATATCAAGCAGCACTTGGGGCAACCAACATAATTGAATTAAATCTTACAGGTGCTACATCTGTTTCTGCCACGAGATGGAATAATACTGCCCCTACATCTTCTGTTTTCAGTCTTGGTACTCACACAACTGTTAATGCTTCAGGCGCAACTTACGTTGCCTACCTATTTGCAACTTGCGCAGGTGTTTCCAAAGTAGGAAGTTACACAGGAACGGCAACTACAAAGCAAATTGATTGTGGCTTTACAGCAGGGGCAAGGTTTGTTCTTATTAAGCGCACAGACAGCACAGGTGACTGGTATGTGTGGGACTCAGCACGAGGCATTGTGGCGGGAAATGACCCTTACTTGCTTTTAAACAGCACAGCCGCTGAAGTGACAAGTACCGACTATATTGACACCTACAGTTTAGGGTTTGAGATTAGTTTAACTGCACCAGCCGCTATCAATGCAAGTGGTGGCACATTCATCTTTTTGGCTATCGCATAAGGAACATCATGCAAGTACGAATTAGAGAAACAAACGCAGTCATGTACGAAAGTGAATTTCGTGCATACACAAAAGCCAATGGTGGCCCATCATGGGAAATAACAACAACTGAAGTCTTAGAGGCTTGGGTGCTGATGTAGTCTTTGAAGGCGCACAAGCAACTGGCGGAACTGTTTATCAATACTCTCAAGCTCTGGTATTGAGCAAATTGATGGTAAGTGGTACACAAAATATGTTCTTGGCCCAATCTTCATTGACCAAGTCCTAGATGGTGAAACTACTACTGCTTCTGAACAAGAAGTGGCTTACAAAGCTACTAAGGATGCTGAACAGGCTAAGAGTGTTCGTTCTTCAAGGGATGCTAAGTTAGCTGAGACTGATTGGAGATTTCGCAGTGATATGACACCATCTCAAGAGTGGAAAGACTACTGCCAAGCATTGAGGGATGTTCCTGACCAAACAGGCTTTCCTTGGACAATTACATGGCCAGTTAAGCCATAATAAGCACAGGAGAAAAATATGGCCATTACTAGCGCACAAATTGTAGATTTTTTACTTGCTAATCCAGGCATGAGTGATGCCCAAATTGTCTCTGCTATGGAGCAATATGGAGTGTCTCCTGCTCAAATGGCTCAAGCTGTTGGCTTGGATGAGGGCGCAGTTGCGGCTCGTGTTGCGGTAAATGTACCTCCTGGTCAAACCATCATTTTAGGCGACACCATTGTTCAACCTAATTACCAAGTTATTGGTTCTGGTGAGGATCAACAAATTGGTGGTTTGCAGAATGTCTATACATACAAAGTTGGCGACAATCTAACTGGTGGTTCTTATAACCAATATAGTGGTACTGGTGAACTTGAAAGAACTGGTAAACAACAAAAAGTAGAAAGTGGTTTGGGTGAGTTTGCATTAGGTGCATTAGGTTTATTTGGTGGTGCAGCATTAGCAGGTCTTGGCACTGGTGCTACAACTCTTGGGACTACTGGTTTAACTGCTTCTCAACTTGCCGCAACAGACTTAGCACTTGGTGGTGCTGGTGGTACTGCAGGAGCTACAAGTCTTGCAGGTGCATTAACTACTGGTGCTGAAGTTGGAACATTGACAAACTTAACAGGTGGCAGTGGAGTTACAGTAGGTGAAGCGGCTGGTATTACAAGTAAATCTGTAGCAGATAAATTAGCGGCTGATGCTGCGGCTCAGGCTAAGATTACCGCAGATGCTGCTGCCGCCAAAGCTGCTGCTGACGCTGCTACCGCAAAAGCAACTGCTGATGCCGCTGCTACAAAAACTGCTGCTGATGCTGCTTCGGCTAAGGCTGCCGCTGATGCGGCTGCTGCTAAATCTGCTGCGGCTGCAAAGGCTGCGGCTGACGCTGCTGCTGCAAAGGCTGCCGCTGACGCTGCGATTGGTGCTGATGCGGCTACTAAAGCTGCTGCCGCTGCCGCTGCCGCTAAAGCCGCCCAAGATGCCGCCACTGCCAAGGCCGCTGCAGATGCGGCTGCCGCAAGACTCACTGCTGCTAATCTTGCCGCTTCTACTGCCGCTAGAGCAGTTACTACTGGTTTGACTACTGCGGCTACTACTGGTTTGCTATCGGGGGCAGGCGGCTTAACTGCCTCTCAAATTGGTTCTTTGCTTTCAGGTGGCTTAACTACTGGTGCTGGTCTTTTACAACAAGGGACTTCTAAAGAAGCGGCACTTGCTGCCCAACAAAAAATTGATGCCGAAACTGCTGCCGCCAAACAAGCTGCAGCGTTCACACCAATTGGCATGACTACTCGTTTTGGAACTTCTCAATTTGTTACTGATCCAGTAACAGGTAGATTGACCAGTGCGGGGTATACCCTTGATCCACAAGCTAAAAACGCTCAGGACAGATTGGTTAAGTTGGCAGAACAGGGTTTGCAACAAGCAGAGGGTGCTCAAGCACTTTATGCACCCTTACAAACTGGCGCACAGAGTCTCTTTGGTTTAGGTCAAGGCATTCTTAATGCTCCAGCTGATACACGTTTGGGAGACATTGCTTCTCAATATTTAGCTCAATCTCCTGAGAGCAAGCGTTTGACTGCACTTGGTGGTGATTATTTAACGCAGTCTCCAGAGAGTAAACAAATATCTACTCTTGGTCAGGGTTATTTATCATTATCGCCAGAAAGCCAGCGTTTAACTGCGCTTGGAGGTCAATATCTTGCTCAGTCTCCTGAACAAGTTGCTCAGAACTATCTGAATCAGCAGATGGCTTTGTTGCAACCAGGCAGAGAGTTGGAGTTAGCTAATTTGCAAAACAAACTTCAACAACAGGGTCGTGCAGGTCTATCTGTTGCTCAAGGCGGTAATTTGGGTGCTACAACTCCTGAACTACAGGCTTTGTATAACGCTCGTGCGCAACAAGAAGCTCAATTGGCGGCTAATGCTCAACAAGCTGGTCAACAACAAGTTCAGTTTGGTGCGGGTTTAGTTGGAACTGGTCAACAACTTGGCATTCAAGGTCAACAATTTGGTGCTAATTTGATTGGTACTGGACAACAATTAGGAATTCAAGGTCAACAGTTTGGCTCTAACTTGATTGGTGCAGGTCAACAGTTAGGAATTCAAGGTCAACAGTTCGGTATGAATGCTTTGGCTAGTCAACAAGCATTAGAGCAACAAAGACTTGGTTTTGGTTCTGGCTTATTGAACCAAGGTTCAGCACTAATGGGTCAGTATTATGGTGGTCAGCAAGCCGCTTATGCGCCTTATGCAACTGCTTTAGGTGGTGTTCAGAACTTAGAGCAACTTGCTCAACAACCTTTTACTATGGGCTTATCTCTTGCTCAACAACAAGCGCAATCGGGTGCTAATGTTGGTCAATTAGGACTGCGTGGCGCAGAACAAAGTGTGGCACTTGCAACTGGAAAAGCCGCTACAACTAATCCATATTCAACATTATTAGGTGGTTTGGGTGCTTCGCCTGCATTTGGTCAGGCTGCGGGTGGTTTATTAGGTGGATTATTTAGCGGTGTGCCATCATTCACTGCTATGAGCACACCATCAACCTCATTTGGTACTGGCGATTATTATGGCAGTCAAGACCTTGGCTTATATTTGTAAGGATTCATCATGGCAGAAAATATCGTAGCGGGTTTATTTGGGCTAACTCCACAAATGTATGGTGAGCAACAGCGTAGAAGTGCTTTGCAAGAAGGCATTGACCTTGCTCAACTAGACCCCGCTTCTAGGGGTGCGGCAATGACCTATGCTGGTGCTAAAGGTCTTGGTACTGCTATTGGTGGTGCTATGGGCATAGAAGACCCTCAGTTGAAGATGATTACGCAACAAGCGCAGTTATTGCAAGGCTTGAATTTGCGTGATCCGCAATCTTTGGAAGCGGCGGCAATACAAGCTAATCAAATGGGTAATACGCCATTGGCTATAAAATTACTTGATTTATCAGATGCAGCTCAAGTTAGAGCGCAGCAGATGCAAACACAACAACAGACTTCTTTAGCCCAACTTATTGCACAACGTGCATATCAGCCTGGCATTCCCGAAAGACCACAGATGTTGGATGTTCAGGAACGTCAGCAGATGTCAGATCAAGGCACTCCAATGCCTGAGAACATTCCTGCTGTTGCACCAAGTTATGACATTCGCAGAGTTGCTCCTCAGTTGCAAGCACTTGGTGCGCCTGGCATTGCTCAATTAACTGCTGCATTGGCAGTACAAAAAGCAATGAGACCAGAGACAGTTTCGCTTAAAGAAGGTGAGAAACTTTACACAGTTCCGACTGAGGCTGGTCAAAGTTACAAAGAAATTGCTACTGGCGGTGAAAAACCAAGACCATTTACAGGCGATTTAGCAAATGCTGCAAATGCTTTGTATAGAACTGATGATCCGGCTAAAATTTTTGCTCAATATGGTCAAGCAGGCATTGACGCTGTTGAGAAAAAAGCATTAACAATGACTGAAGCAAAACGACAAATTGTCAATGTAACAGCTCCAGTTTCAATCAATATGCAAAAAGGTTTTGGTGAAGATTTAACTGAAACTTTAACCGCTAATTTAAGGGGTGGCAGAGTTGCAGGAAACACTCTTGGTACTGTACAGAGCATGAAAGCCTTGATTGAAGAAGGAACAAAGACGGGATTTGGTGCTGATACTATGGTTCAATTAGCTAGAGTAGGACAAGCATTTGATCCAAACTTTAAAGTTTCAGGAGTTGCAGGTGCTGAAGCATTCCAAGCATTTTCCAATTCTGTGATTTTGCCAGAGGTGAAGAAACTTGGAGTTAATCCAACTGATACTGACTTGAAGTTTATTGTTCAAGGCTCACCAAGTCTTTCAAAGTCTCCGCAGGGTAACTTAATTCTGTTGGACACATTGGAGTTAAAACTTCAGCGTGAACAAGACTTGGCTAAATTTAGCAATCAATGGTTAGCCCAAAATGCTAATACTGTTAAAAACAATCCAATTATTGCTCAAACACAATTTAATGATGCGTTTAATAACTATGTTCAAACAAGTCCACTTTACAAGCCACAAGCAGATGTACTGCGTCAACGCATAATTCAATTGCAAACAACTGGCGCTGGTAGAACACCAACTCCTGCTCGAAACACATTGCAACGTGGTAATTTCATAAATCCTTAATGGAGTAAAAAAATGGCAACCCTAAAAGATCAAATTACTGACCTGCAAAATGAACTCCTTGTTGCAAAAGATGAAGGAAAAATAACTCCAGAAGGCGTGAAATTGTTAGGTCAAATTCAAAGTGGGCAATGGCAAACTGGTGGTTTTGGACAATTCTTGAAAGGAATGACAGCAAACTTTTCAGATGAAGGAATTGGTGCTTTAAAGTCTTTTATTTCATCTGAACCAAAAGCTATTTCAGAAGCAATAAAGAAAATCAACCCACAAGAACCACAACCAACACCAAGAGAAGTTGGTACTGCTCTTGAGAGAGTTGCTCAATCAGAATACTCACAAGAAAATCCTTTTAGGTCTGCTGCCTATCAAGTCGGTGGCGCAATGGTTCCATCACTTGTGACAAAACGACCAGGCCCACAATCAATGATTGGTCAAATGGGTTTAGCTGGCCTTGTGGGTGCTACTTCTGGTGTTGGTGAATCTGAGGCTGAATTGTTTAGCCCAGAAACAGGAAAAGAAGCATTAACAGGAACTGGCATAGCAATGGCATCTGTGCCAATTGCAAAAGGATTTGGGCTTGTTATTGGTAAAGGTTACAGATCAGCAGTAAGTGCCATGTTTGACAACCCACAAAGAATGGGTGTAGATCAATCTAGGGCAATGATTAGAGAGGCTTTAGGCGCAGACGCTGGTGGCGTAGATGAGGCCATTAAGATGATCCTAGACAAGGCTGGAAAGCCTTATACGCTTGCAGATATTGGCCCTAATTCAAGGGCATATTTGGATGCTGTAAACCAGTTGCCTGGGCCTGGCAAACAAGCCGCCAAAACATTTTTAGAAGACAGAGACAAGGGTTTACTTAAGCGCCTGACAAGCGATATGCAAGTTGCGTTTGGTAACAAGGCTGCTTACTTTGATGAGTTCAATGCTTTAAAAGAAGCACGTTCAGCTATTGGTGGTAAGTTGTACGGAGCTGCTTTGCCAAGGCCAGTTGAGATTACTACCGAATTTACTGAGTTGCTTCAGCGCCCAAGCATGAAACAGGCTTATGACAGAGCAGTTAATTTGGCTCAAGAACAAGGCATCAAATTGCCTAAAGTTCAAATTAGTGCAGAGGGTAAATTAGTAACTGATAAAGGATTACCAGTTACAGACATAGACACTACTTTCATGCACTATATGAAAATGGGACTTGATGATTTGGTATATACAGGAAAATCACCAACATCAGGTATAGGCAGCACACAACTTGGTGCAATTAAGCAAACAAGAGGTGAATTTATTGATTTACTAGATAATTCAAATCCTGCTTATAAAAGAGCTAGAAATTATTGGGCAAACGATACTGCTGTTTTAGATGCCATGAATGAAGGTAGAACAATTTTTAGCAAAAAACCTGCTGATTTAGATGCACTTTTGAATGATGTAAAAACCATGTCAAAGTCTGAAAAAGACGCATTGAGACTTGGCACTATGCAAAGTCTTCTTGATCGTCTTGGTGGCGCTCAAACAGCAGACACAATGGTGAGCGCAGTTGGAAACCCTGCAATGGATATATTGAAAAATCCTAAAAATGTTAGGATTATTAAAGCAACATTTGATAGTGATGAGGCTGGTCAAAAGGCTTATAACAAGTTTATGAGTAACTTAATGAGTGAGGTGGAAATGAAAACCACTTCTAAAGTTGTTTTGCAAGGCTCACAAACTGCTGGACGTACTGAGGCAATCAGAACAATCAAAGAAGGCGCTCAAAGAGAGTTACCAGTTATGACGGGCGCACAATTCATTATGAGAGCTTTGCAAAGAGATTTTCAAGACCTTGGCGATCAACAACTCAAAGCTACTGCCAGTGAAATTGCAAGGGTTTTAACAACAAGTGACCCAACCAAATTGCAAAGAATTGCTAAAGAGTTGGCGGGTAATGACATCAGAACTGTTTTGCGAAAAGAAGCGCCAGAAGTGTTGCCAATTTTAGGTAGAGCATTGCTTGGCCCGTTCTCACTTGGCTCAATTGGTGGAAATGTTGCTCCCAATATTAACCAAATGGCAACAGGTATGTTGTCTGGTCAATAACATGAAAGACTGGGCTGAAGCAATCATTGCGGCGGCCTGTATAGTGGCTTTTGTAATTTTTGGCACATACATGATTGCATGGAGTTGGGCGTGGTAAATGCGTTGGCTTATTCTTTTAACACTGCTGGCGCTGGTCAGTGCCACGGCCAAGAATGGCTGTCATGTGCGCGAGTTCTATGGGATAGCGTACACAATTCACAACCCATCAGAGCGCCATCAGCAGATGATTCAGTGGCTCAAAAACAATGCTCAGTATTGCAGGAGCCAAGATTACGTAGTTATTTGGAACAACTTGTCCGAGTGGGCGGGTACAGCCGATTCAGCAGAAACCAGAAGTTTGGTTGTTCATGGATACAAAGATGCACTTGAGCGTGAAAAGAAATGATACCGCCCATACACAAATGGTATCCAATGGTACAACCAGAAGGTTATCCAAACAGGACTGATGCGCTTGAACGCAGGGCAGAGCGTCTGTCGGAAGAATACAAACAAGCCTTGAAAATGAAGAAGGTGAAGGACAAAATTGATGACCTTGAGTTTGAGTTGTACGTCAAGAAGGCAGAACGCAATCAACTTAGCCTTGAGATTTTTACCAACCGCAAACTGGATATATACGCATAATGGTCACTAAAAAACCCCCTGCAAAGGTAGCCCCTGTTAAGCGCAGGACACCCAAACCCAAAGCAGAACAAACTATCAATGTGACGATGGCTGCGCCAGCTCCTGCGCCAAAGACTGAAGCCAAAAAAGACGACTCTACATTAGGTAAAGTCATAGGCTTGATTGAGTGGGTGGATAGCCCATTTAAGCTGTTTACAGTCATTTTGCTGTCATTCCTAGCGTTTGCTGGTTGGTTTGCATGGGATTCTAGGCAGGTCATTCTTCACGCCATCACAACGCAAGATAAGATGCCACAGTTGGCAAAGCAAGAATCATTGCTTGCACCTGCTCGTAGCTTAATGAAGGACGTAGATGGGGTTGTTCTTTTGGTTCACAAAGCCAATTTAGCAACAAACTCACGCACTACTGTCTTAGCTTTGAACGCTGATGGGTCACGAGAAAAGGCTGTTGAAGGGTCTGTAACGTCCCTGTTCAACGCAAGCGCAGACCGCAATGGCGCAATGGTGGCTATGCTCAATGGTGAGGTTCTGTGTGAGGAATTTAACCCATCGTCTAAGGTAGGTGAGTGGGGTGTAAAGCAAGGTATCAAGTTTATGTGTAGAGGCTCGATTCCTCCAGATATGGGTAAGTTTGCAGGGTATGTAGCGATTGGATTTAAGGAAAAGCCAGAAGATATTGCGGCTTTAAAGACTCGGATTAACTTGGCGGCAACTGATATGTCGGAGGATTGATTATGTTAGATATTCTTAGTGGTGGTTTATTAGGCTCTATCTTTGGTGGCATCTTTAGGATGGCGCCAGAGGTGCTCAAATGGCTCGATAAGAAAAATGAAAGAGCGCATGAACTCTTGATGTTTTCCCGTCAGTGCGAACTGGAGCAACTGCGCGGTCAGCAAAAGCTGGCTGAAATTGGTGCTCAAAGAGAGGCTGCCATTGATGTGGGCGTGATGGATGCGTTTAATAATGCCATCACTCAGCAGGCCGAAATGGTCAAGGCTGCAGGTGGATGGGTTGCATCATTGAGTGCTAGTGTCAGGCCGCTGGTAACTTATTGGGTGCTATTTGTCTGGTCGTTCATTCATGTGTGGTTTGCATGGAATGCGTGGCTTGCTGGTGCGCCTGCTGTAGAAGTGTTTAAAACCATGATGACTCCTGATTTCTCAGCCCTGCTGTCTGGAACAATCAATTATTGGTTCCTTGATAGAACTCTTGCCAAGCGTGGAATATGAACCTAGAGTTAGCTGCCGCTTTGTGCCGCCAATTTGAGGGCTACCGCGCCAAGCCGTACTTGTGTCCGGCTGGCGTGGCTACGATTGGCTATGGTTCTACCTACTACGCAGACAAACGCAAAGTGACTTTGGAAGACCCACCAATGGATGAACCCACGGCTAGGGCGCTTTTGATGATTGAGCTGGAACATACCTACCTGCCTGGCGCTTTGCGTAACTGTCCAATTCTTGCAACTGATGAGCGCAAGTGCAACGCTATTGTGGATTTTTGCTACAACCTTGGAATTGGCAGACTTCAAACATCAACCCTCAAACGCAAGATAAACGCAGGGGATTGGGACGGGGCAAAAGAGCAATTGATGCTGTGGACAAAAGGGGGCGGTAAGGTCTTGCCTGGTTTACTCAAACGCAGACAGGCCGAATGCGCTCTTATTCTTTAACCAGCGCCCTATAAGCCTCAATAGCCGTCTTCAGATCGCATTGCAACTGCTGAATGCGGTCATCCTGTTCGCACAGTTTGACATAACATTCGCCTGCAAAATCAACCAAACTCTCGCGCTCCCAAATGTCAAACTTGGGCATTTGAATTTGGCGCTTGCGCCAGCCACTTTGGTTAGTCATTGGTTTCTTTCTTTGAAGGTGCGTCCAGTTCACGGCGGTAATACTTGGCAGGCATCTTGGCTTTCTTGTCCAATTGCTTACGCAGCCACTCAGCGCCGCCAAGTTCTTGCAAGATCATCCAATGTCTGTCAGACATCCTGATCTGTCGTCCTATCAATGGCTCGGGTGGTTTGGGGCGTGGCATTTACCGGACTCTCCTAAGTGGCATATCCATCACACGCTCGGGCGGCGGTGGCGGCATACCCTCACTAGGCGGTGTCCAACCATGTTTGCGCCAGAGGGCTTGCACATCCGATCCGGACTCCCACTTAAAATCCTTAGCAGGAATTGACGGGTAGCTGATTTTTGAATAGGGTGGTTTTTCTAACATGATGTCTCCTTAAAAGGGGATTTGATCCCATTCCCAATGCTCACACTCAACTATGCCAGTGATCCACTCTAGCGGCGGCTTTGCTCCATATTGTTGACAGATGCCTGTCTCAAAATTGTTACACTGGCGGCAATTGACTTGGATGGTGTTAATCTGTTTGACTTGACTGTCCAAATGCCTTTTGATAGCGCTTAGTTCAATAAAATTCATATTCTTTTACCTCAGTATATTTTCCATTTTTACGGGTCAAAATCCTGTCTGGTTCTTTGATTTTATGCAAAACAGTCCATGTAAATGCCTCTTGTGTGCCTGATGGCATAGACTTCTTTTCCCTTCGCATCCACCAGTTTTCGGCCTTTTGCCGAGCGTAGCCAACGTGACTGAAGCAAATCCACTCACTTGCGACCATCAGTAAGCCAGCGTAATAGTCCACTCTTAATGAATCAGGCTTGCCTTCTTTGCGGTGGATGGCATAGGCAACCCTACTCACATCATGCCAAACAAAATTATCTACACTCGCCCGACTTGACAAGAGCGCTGCCAATGAAACCTTGGCATCAAGTGGTTTGGCTTCTTCTTCTCGGATTTGACCACCACAATGAATGCAAATAAGAGCTGCGGGTGCGTTGCGCTCACCGCAGTTAGGGCAGATGCAGAAGGGCGCTTCCTGAGTGCCTGACCTCTTCTTAGCCCTGCCTTGGATGGTATCGACTGGCCCCAAGCGCTCAACTGTGTCGGTAAAGTCAAGCACCAGGCAGTCAGTCTTGCCATCTGCAATTCGAGTGCCTCGGCCCATCCCTTGTACATAAAGCACTGGCGACCTCGTGGGCCTACACCAAATAATGCAGTCAACGTCTGGCACATCAAAGCCAACCGACAAAGCCAAAACAGTGACCAAACAGTGAATTTGACCATTTCTAAATTGAGCAATCAAGTCTTCACGCTCTTGTTTGGGGGTTTCGCCGCAAACCACCGCGCTGACAATGCCTCGATAATTTAAGCGATCTGCAAGGCTTTCAGCGTTTTTGACACTCGGTGTAAAGGCGATCCATTTCTTACGCTCTGAGGCGATTCTGGTAGCTTCTGCGGCTACTTTGGATAGGTATTTTTCAACCTCACGGGAAAGTTCGCCAACCTTATAGTCTCCATTGGCTATCCCAACGTGGCTGGCATCGATGCGGGTTTCAATCCGGTCTGGTGGAACCAGTGGTGCAATGAACTTGGCATCAAGCAATTCACGCATGGAGACTCGGCTTGCAATGCCTGTGAACAATGGCTCATCCCCATCAGTCAACCAAACACCATTACCTCTAAACGGCGTGGCGGTCATGCCAACAGTTCTGAACTCGCAAAGTTGGCTAAGGTCAAACAGAAACGATCTGAACATTCCAGTTTGATCCCCCTTCTGGCTCACCAGATGAGCCTCATCAATGACCACGGCCTTGATGTTTCCCAAGAGTTGAGCATCCCTGTGGATGCTGCCAATGGTGGCAACAATCACATCTGCTTGGTGCTGTTTCTTGCCCAAACTGGCGCTGACAAAGCCAACGCTGATGTTTGGGGGAAGCAAGGCCCTAAGTTTGGCAGCGTTCTGTTCTGCCAGTTCCTTGGATGGAACGAGCACCACAGTGCGAGGGTGAAACAGAGGCCATTGATCCCACATCTGGCGCACAATCTCAGCGCAGATCACCGACTTGCCTGCGGCGGTGGGTAGCACCAACAGAGGAATGTCGGTGTTTTCTTGGTGCTTTGTCCACCATGCAAACAGGTCTGTGACTGCGCGGGACTGATAGTCACGAAGGATCAAACTCGCGCTCCTTGATCATTGCATCTGCAATTTTATATGCCCTTTCTGCAATCTTTGAAGGCTCATGCCACCAGCTATAGCTCATATTATCTTGCGTTCCTTGTTCGAGATCGCCAGCAAGAGCTTGCCCTGCAAAAAAGTCACGCAATGTCATGTTGTTAATTGATGGTGTTTTCATACGAACCTCGCATTGTGTTGTTTACGCAGGCCCAGAGCAAACTCGTCCACCAAGGCGGTCTTGTCTGTGCAGGCATGGATTTCTGCGCTACTGATGTGGTCAAAGTTTTTGTCTGGGTCGCCGTTCACAAACTGTTTGCCATCTGCCATTTTGTAGATCACATTGTCATTTTGATCAAGGTCAACTGGATGGGCTGTCTTAGCAAGCAAGATGGGGATGTAGCGGTGATCATTGCAACCTTTTCGTTGCATTCCTTCTGACAAAACTGTGCTATGTGAAGCGCATGACCAAACTGCATTGCCACCCAATTCAGGCGTGGCGTGAACGCATGAACGGCACGTTGGCATAGGGACATCTGTGCCGTGGCAAATAGCCTGGTAGTCGCAGAACTTGCACTCAAACCAAGTTGGATCGGTAGACACTCCAACTGGCGGCTCGGGCGCGGTAATCACCGCCATTGCCTTGGCGACAATCTCCTGTGCCTCATCCTTGTTAAATTCTATGCGCTCGGTGTAGATGTCATCATTGTCTTTGTTCACGACAAAGTAAAGCGCACGTTTACACCCATCTTCTCCAAACTCATCAATTGACCATTTCATGTATATTTGCATCTGTGCGTAATGCTCTGGCTTGGCCTTCTTTACGCCATTTTTTTGCATATCTTTAAACATCTTGTCAGATGCGGTCTTGATCTCCAACAAGTGCGGAGACTTTGGCGCTTGCGGTAGGCCCGTGACAATGCCGTCCGCATTGCCTTGGAAATGATGGCCTGTGGTCGCTTCGGTGAATGACCACTGGCGGCCTGTGGCGGGGTTGAGTTGGTAGACAGTGCAGCCAATGCTTGCCAAGTCTGCATAAACTCTAGGTTCCTGCAAGTGACCAGACTGAAACACTCGGTAAAGCCTGCCAGAGAACTCGGCAGGCTTTGACCACCGGAAAGAGTACCAATGCTGGCGCAGGCAAGGCTTACCAATGCTTGATGCACCAAGGTAAGGTCTTTGTGCTTCTGAGCCATACTTTGCCTTGTAATGGGCAAAGATGGCATCAGCCACAGGATCAACAACTGATTGTGGAAGCAAGGCCATGTCAGCCTTTCCTTGCCCATGCGGGTGCTTTGGACTTGGCGGCCTCTTGCTCGGCGGTAGGCCATGCAACTGTGTCTGCCATCGTAGGCATAGGCGTTGGTGCAGTAGCTGGTGCAACTGGTGCGCTGATGCCACCGCCTGCGGCCTCATAGCCCTTGATGTTGTTGCTTGCTTTGTAAATGCCTTGGGCCTCGCGCACAGTCACGTTGATGCGAACTGGCTTGAAGTGCAGGGCGGCAGTGTCCATCAACTTGATCACGTTCACGGCATGGCAAAGCGCAGACAACTGGCTTTGGGCAATGCGTTGAGTATCTTCGTTGGCGTGACGGATGTTCAAGTTCTCCCAAACCTTGCGGCCTTTGTATTGTCCATCGAGGATTTCAAAGGTAAGTTTCAAGCCTTCGCCATTGCCAGACTTCAAAGGCTGCACATCAGATTCGGTGATGTGAGCCAAATAAGTTCCGGCAGGCAGTGGGCCTGTGGACTGTTGGGGAGCGACTTGGGATGCGTCAAAATTAAACTGAGCCATGATAAATTTCCTAAAAAGTTAAGTTACGAACTGGGGTGATCAAGACTGCGCTTGTGTAAGCGCTGCTTGGAATGCCGTCCAGTCAAGCGGCATATTTTGAAGGCCAAAGCGGTTGCCACCGCAATGAGCCGGATGAGGTTCAACGTGCAAGATGCGCTCGCCAGTTGTCGTGGCCTTGGTTTCTTTCTTAGAGAAACCTGCGTCTGTCTTGCTTGTAAAAATGCGGTAGCCTGCGTAGCCAATGACATCTGCCCACTCTTGCACTAGGCCAGCGGCTTTGTCGTGCAGTTTAAGGACATGGCTGTCATAGCCCTCGGTCAACGGGTCTTCTATGCGCTTGATCTTGTCGTGGGCAATCAGGATGATGCCCATGCCCTTGGCTGAACGCAGGACTTCTAGGCCAGACAACAGGTTACGCCATTCCTCGGCGGCGGCAACGTAGCCCTTGCCGAAGCCTGGTGCTTCAATGTTCTTCCAATTGTTCTGCTTGCACACATACTCTTGGATCATGGGTTCGAGCCAATCCAGACTGTCAATGAACAAGGTCTGGAAGTCATGCTTTTGGTTGATCAGCGTGTCGATGGCGGCATAAACCTCGGGCAGGCTGGCAGCCAATGGGAAGGCGTTTGCGTCCACCGCATCAGCGCCGTCTTCAGTCAGGATGCCAATGGCGTTGGGAGCCATAGCCGCGAAAGTGGTCTTGCCAATCTTGCCTTGGCCCACCACCACAATCTTGGGTGAGCGTACACGTTTGGTTTTGGAGATGGATGATAGGTCGAATGCCATGTTAGTCTTTCAAGTCAATGGATGGTTTTGCGGGTTTGCTGGTGATGAACACTGCTGCCTTGTTGTAGGCAGAAGAGTCAATTTCGGAGAGGGATCGCAGATAAGCCAAATTAACTTCTGCTTTCCAACGAAAGGCTTTTTGTGCATTGGTAGGCAGATCGTCATAGTCGGCGGCTAGGCGGTCGGTATCTACTGCTCGGGTCAGTTTCCAAGTGATGGTGAAGTCTTCATCTTGGTGTGTGCCTTCGCCATTCTCAGGCTTGGCAAATTGGTCGGTGATCAGGCTTTCAATGCGAAGGCGCTCGGCCTTGGCATCAGTCTCGGCTTGCTTGGCTTTGCGTAGTAAGGTTGCCAGTTCAGAGATCGTCATTTTTGTAGTCCTCAAGTGCTGTGGTTGTGATGTGGTCAACAAGGCCCTGCAAGATCAAGTGACCAATGTCTATGTCTGTGCCTTTGATGTAAGCGCTGACAAGTTCCATAGTTTCGGCGTAGTCAGGCTCATCAGGTAAGCCACGGCTATCGAGTGAGCCAATTTCTTCTGGGATGTACTCCAAGTGGCAGACCAAATCGACACCTTCGAGTTCGCACTCAAACTCAATGATTCCTTGGGGGCAGGCGGGTGTGGGGTTCATTCAGCTCTCCTACATTGTTTGTTGCAGGCTGGGTTGTGTTTGGACTGACATACGCCAAGAATTTCACAGCGTGTCAATTTAGGTTTGATAGGTATCAAAACTGATTTCATGTTGACCACCATGCAACCAGTAAGGCGGCCAAGCTGATGCCAATGGCAAGGGCGGTGAGAAGGTCAAGTCCTGCTTCTGCGCAGGCGGTTAGCCTGGCGCTCTTGACTTCAGGGTAGTGGAAATGTTTATGGTGTTTCATGTTGTGCTTTCGGGGGCCGAAGCCCCGTGGATTGGATTAGGCTGCGGCTTTCTCAGCAAATAAGCGTGTGGCTTCTGTGCCCTGATCAACGTAAGAGTCAGAACCATAAGCAGGATCAATTTCGTACCAAAAAGATGGTGATAATGTTTTACCAGCTTTGAGAGAAGCGTTGACGCGAATAGCCAACTTGCTGGCTTTAGCTTTCGCTTGATCGCGCATATCGGGAAAATAAGAATCGCCAGACTCAGGGCAAACAACTTCTTGAGTGCCATTAAAAGTGGCTTGATGACGGAAGCGGCGACCGGCTTCGTTTTCAATCACAACGTAATACTGTTCGGCGATGAAGGGCTGACCATCGCATGAAAAACCGGCGTTGTATAAATCGCTCCATGGATAAGCTGTGTAAGTTGTGTTCATTTTGTGTTTCCTTTATGGCCTTTCGGCGTGATGGACAGAGAACCAATTTCCCTGCCACGCTTTGAATTCTAGCGAGTTGCTAGATGTTGTCAAGCCCTTTGCTAGAATTATTTTCATAGGTGTTTTCCCTATTGCCAAAAGAATCTATCAATGTGCTAGAGTGGATAGCTATGAACACACAAATACCACCAGATGAGCGCCGACAACTGGCAGAAAAAGTTGGCATCAATGAGCAGTACCTTTACCAATGTCTCACTGGCAGGCGAGAAATGTCAGCTTGGGAGGCCGTTCGGGTAGAACAGGCCAGTGAGGGCAGGCTTACTCGGCAGATGGTGTGCCAGGGCAGTTGGCAGTCTATTTGGCCAGAACTTGTGGAGGCCAAAGCATGAGCAGTCTTACATCTATTTTCCCCAACGGCTTCGCAGCTGCCACAGAATCGCAAGACCTAATCAACCCTGAAGAGGGGTTCAGGAAGCACTGTGAGGCATCTGGCCTGCTGATCAAGGAGATCATCGCAGATGGTGAGATTCACAGGGTGGCTCATGTGTCGAGCAAGAAGGGTGCGCTTGATGGTTGGTACATCTTGCACTCCAGTGGCAAAGTGCCTGTGGGCATTGCAGGCTGTTGGAAGGAGCCAGTGTTTGAGAGTAAATGGATAGCAGACACTGGCAGGCAAATGTCTTTTACTGAGCGCTTTGAGCATGACAAGTGGTTGGTAGAGGTGAAAGCCAAGAAGGATGCTGACAGGTTGGCATCGCAGGCGGTGGCTGCCGAACGTGCAGAGGATGAGGTAGGGACGTATGCAGATGCGTCTGACGATCATCCTTACCTTGTCAGGAAGCACGTTGGGGCGCATGGGATCAAGATTGACAGGGCAGGCAGGCTGGTTGTGCCTGTGATCAATCAAGCAGGGGAAATTCTCTCATATCAGACCATTGATGCAGATGGCAACAAAAGGTTCTTAAAGGGTGGCAAGATTGAGGGTGGGTTTTATGAACTCAGGGGCAATCGGAAGATTGTATTTGTGGGTGAAGGGTTTGCCACCTGCGCCAGTATCCATGAGGCGACTGGTTACACGGTCATGGTGGCGTTTGATTGTGGGAACTTAGCCAAGGTGGCTAAGAGCGCGAAAGAGATGTTCCCAGGCTCGAAGATCATCATCGGTGCAGACAATGACCAGTTCACGGAGGGCAACCCTGGTGTAACGAAGGGCCGTGCGGCGGCTGCCTTGGTGTTTGGTGAGATTGTGTACCCATCATTTGGGGAGTCTGACATGGTGGACAACAAGCCAACAGACTTCAATGACCTTCACTGCCTGCAAGGCTTGGATGCGGTCAAAGAGCAGATCGAGCGTGTGGCTGGCCCTATGCGGGACAAACTGGCTTTTGAGTTCTCCAGAATAGATAGCTTGGAGTTGGCACAGATCAATTGGATTGTGGATGACTACATCGAGAGCGACTCTTTGGCGCAGGTGTTTGGCGACCCAGGCGGTGGTAAGTCCTTTGTCTCAATTGACATAGCTTGCTGCGTTGCCACTGGCAAGGCGTGGCATGGGCATGATGTCAAGCAAGGCTCGGTGTTCTACATCGCAGGTGAAGGCCATAACGGCCTAGCTAGGCGGTTCAAGGCATGGCAGCTAGGTAATGGGCAGACTTTGGATGGTGCGCCTCTGTACAAGAGCCATAGGGCAGCGCAGTTGTACGATGCAACAGAGGCGGCAGTGGTGGCTGAGAGCATCAAGGAGCTGTCAGCGCAAGCAGGGACAACTCCAAGTTTGATCATCATTGATACTTTAGCCAGAAATCATGGCGGTGATGAGAACTCCACCCAAGACATGAATGCGTTTATCCAACACTTGGATGTGTACCTTCGCCAACCTTGGAAATGCTGTGTCTTAGTAGTGCATCACTCCGGCGTGGCAGATAAGGATAGGTCTAGAGGTAGCACAGCCTTGAAGGGTGCGCTTGATGCAGAGTATCGCTGCCAGTTGGATTCGGGAACCAAATCAATAGCCTTTGAATCCAAAAAAATGAAGGATGCAGAGATGCCTGCACCCAAAAACTTCCAGATCACCCAAGTGGATTTGCCGATCCAAGACAAGAATGGAGCGCCAGTTCGGGGCGCGTATCTCACGGCAGTAGACATCTCCGGCCTGATCGGTAACATCCAAAAGCGCACAGTTCTTTCAGGCAACCAGCGCATTGCATTAAACTGCTTGGTGGCGATTGAGGCCAAACGAGCCAGTGACGGCATCGAGGGTTTTGCTGCCATGGTGGACTACGACGAATGGCGAGATTCAGCCAAAGGGCATGGTCTAAACGCTCGGCGGTTCAAGGAATGTTTGGAAGCACTAACCAAGAAAAACATGGTTTTGGAGAACTCTGGGATGTACCGAAGTGTACCGAAATGTACCGAAGTCGGTACAGTCGGTAATGAGGTGTGATGTACCGAAGCGTGTACCGAAATGTACCGAAACGTACCGAAATGTACCGAAGCAAACCCCCTCTGGTGTACCGAAACGTACCGAACGTGTCTATAGACACGTTCAGGTTCGGTACAAAAAGGGTTTCGGTACAGTCCGGCGGATTTTGGGGTGGTTTTGATAGGATTGGAGTTGTGGCTTGATTGAAGTGGAAATGAACATGAAAATCGTCAGCGTGGCGAACTTGAGGTTGCATTGGGCAGTCAAGGCAAAGCTGGCTCGGGATCAGAGAACCAGGACTCGGATGAGCCTGAATGCTGCGGCTCAGTCATCTGGTTTGGAGCTACCCCTTACTGTCGTTTTGACCAGAGTCGCACCACGGCGCTTGGACGGCGATAACCTACAGTCTGGATTTAAGGCCGTCAGGGATGGTGTCGCTGATTGGCTTGGCGTAGACGATGGCAATGGCCTCATTGATTGGCAATACGCTCAAAGGGCTGCTGGCCCCAAAGTTTACAAAGTTGAGATCGAGGTGATACGATGAGATGCGCGCAGTTGCCATTGATTGTTGCGCCTTCGGGGAAAGCGCCTTCGGGCGTGAGTACCCTTTTTTTTGGGGGTTCGTATGTCTGTAGGTAGACCAGCTAGTCCAAAGTCAAAATACTTTCAACGCATTTTGAAACCCGCAGAAAAAAAGATTTTGGTTCACGCAGGCCGAGGCGATATGTCCGCTGGCTTTCATCATCTACTCGAAGTCTATTCATTTTTATGGACTCAAGGTTTTAGACCGCATAAGAGCCTTGATTGCTTGAGGGTAGGCAATGGTACAGACCAAGCGTCTGAGAGCGTTGTAGAGGCTTTTGATGCGCCTGAAGGGCATTCCTGAACTGGTTGGATGGTTTGGGTTTTCCTCACAAATTTTTTGGGTTATAACAAAATGCTATAACTGGTGGTCAGGTATGCGTGGAATGCACCCTCCGCCTCTTTCCCTTTTTTCTCCCGCCCCCAATTCAAATCGATCCGAACCCAATTATCCACAAGGGTTTTGTTCAACTTGTCCACAGTTTCCTGTGGATAACTCGCTGGGTACAAACAAAGTATTCAAATATCTGTGGATATCTTTGCGTCAACTTAACATAATGGAGGTTGTATAAAGTAAAATCGGGAAAACCCTTGGTTTTGGGCTGTTTTGCATGGGGGGGGAGGGGGTCGGCCTCGCTAGTGAAATTGGTGGTGCCACCCCCCCACGCAAAAAGCAAAATGGACTAGAATCCATCAAACCCAGCTTCCCGAAAGGAAAAAAGTGGAATTCACCCCTGCAACCGAAGAAACGCAAGAAACGCAACAAACGCAACAAACCCCTGCCAAGAAGGGGCGTGGTCGTCCCAAGGGTTCGGTCAAGATGACCATTCAGCGCTATGCGAACAACCCACCCAAGGTTTTGCCTAAGACAGACCACCAGCGCCTGAAAGAGTTGAAGGAGCTGATGATCCGGTCTGGCGGCAAGGATGTGGCGCAGAAGGTGATTGAGATTGCGCTCAATGATGACCACCCAGGCCAGATGGCAGCGCTCAAGATGTGCATTGACCGCACACTGCCAATCTCAATGTTTGAAAAAGACAAAGGCCAACGAAGTGCCGTGACGATCAACATCACTGGCTTGGGTGAGCCAACGATCATCGACACCAACCCTGATGCACAAGACGTAGAGGCTAAGTATGGCTGACCTCAACTTCTCCCTTCTTCCTTGGCAACAAGAAGTCTTCAAAGACCAAACAAGATTCAAAGTAGTAGCTGCCGGAAGACGTTGTGGCAAAAGTAGGATGGCGGCAGTTACCCTACTGATTGAAGGACTCAAGTGTCCACAAGGCTCTGCTGTGCTGTACGTCAGTCCCACTATGGGACAGTCAAGGCAAATCATTTGGGACTTACTGTTAGACCTTGGCAGAGAGGTGATCCAGAGCAGTCACGTTAACAACTTAGACATTACCCTGATAAACGGAGCAAGAATCTACGTTCGTGGTGCGGATAGACCTGATACCCTTCGTGGAGTATCTTTAACCTATGCCGTACTAGACGAGGTAGCCGATATCAAACCCGAAGCATGGGAACAGGTCATTCGAGCCAGTTTGTCTGATAAACGGGGGAGAGCACTCTTCATCGGAACTCCAAAGGGCAGAAACTGGTTCTACGATACCTTTAAGTTGGGCGAAAGCGAGGATGATCCTGATTGGAAGAGTTGGCACTTCACCACTGCTGATAACCCCTTGATTGACCAAAAAGAGATAGAAAGTGCTAAAAAGACCCTAAGCACCTTTGCTTTTAAACAGGAGTACATGGCTTCGTTTACCAACGCTGGCTCTGACATCTTCAAGGAAGAGTGGATCAAATACGGGGTTAAGCCTGAACACGGAAGCTATTACATCGCTGTTGACCTTGCAGGATTTGAGGAAGTTGCCAAACAAGCGGCTAATTCTAAGAAGCGTCTGGATGAGTCTGCTATTTCAATCGTGAAGGTCACAGACGATGGGAAGTGGTTTGTTGAGAAGATTGAACACGGAAGATGGGACATCCGTGAGACGGCTTCTAAGATTCTGATAGCCATTAGGGACTACCGACCCCTTAGTGTAGGGATAGAGAGGGGGGCACTCAAGAACGCTGTTTTGCCCTATCTGAGCGACCTTATGCGAAAGAACAACACCTATGCCCATATCGTAGATTTGACCCACGGAAATAGAAAAAAAGCGGATCGAATCATCTGGGCTTTACAAGGTAGGTTCGAGCATGGCAGAATTGTGTTAAATTCGGAAGAAGATTGGGATGAGTTCGTAGACCAGTTAATCCTGTTCCCCGCACAAGGGGTTCACGATGACTTGCCTGACTCCCTTAGTTACATTGACCAACTTGCTGTCACTTCGTATATGGAAGAAGATGACTCCGAGGAGTGGGAACCAGTAGATATTATTAGTGGGGTATAAGAATGGAATTCCAAGAACCTAGCGACTCAGATAAGGAACTGGTTTCCTTCGTTGTAGATCATTGTGATCGCTGGAGGGACTATCGGGACACAAACTACCTTGATGATTGGCTTGAATACGAGCGTATCTTTAATGGTGAATGGGACTCCCAAGACAAGACCCGTGAATCTGAACGTTCAAGAATCGTTACTCCCGCTACCCAACAAGCCGTAGAGACACGCCATGCCGAGATCATGGAAGCCATCTTTGGTCAAGGAGAGTTCTTTGACATCCAAGATGATATTCGTGATGTCAATGGTAGTCCCCTAGACGTTGAAGCTATCAAGGCTCAACTGATGGAAGACTTCAAGGTTGATAAGATTCGCAAATCTATTGACCAAATTGAACTGCTTGCTGAACTGTATGGCACTGGAATCGGTGAGATTGTTGTTAAAACAGAGAAAATCTTTGTTCCTAGTACCCAAGCAATACCTGGTCAAATCGGTCAAGCAGCTATCGGAGTGGTAGAAAAAGACCGAATTGCAGTCAAGATTGTTCCTGTTAATCCCCGTAACTTCTTGTTTGATCCTAATGGTACGTCTATTGATGACTGTATGGGTGTGGCTATTGAGAAGTACGTCTCTATCCACAAGATCGTCAAAGGTCAAGAAGATGGCATTTATCGCAAGGTAAAGGTCGGTACGGACTCTATGGATACAGACTTAGAGCCTACTCAAGAGATTACTCAATACGAAGATGATAAGGTAAAACTCCTAACGTACTATGGACTCGTTCCCCGTGAGTACCTTGATGAGATCGAAGATGGAGCAGAAGTAGAGGATTTATTCCCTGAAGACTCTATTCAGGATGAGTATTCCGATTTGGTTGAGGCAATTATTGTGATTGCCAATGATGGTGTTCTTCTCAAAGCAGAAAAGAACCCATACATGATGAAGGATAGACCAATCCTAGCCTATCAGGACGACACAGTTCCTAATCGTTTATTGGGTCGTGGTACTGTAGAGAAGGCTTACAACTCACAGAAGGCTATTGATGCCCAAGTGCGTAGCCACTTAGATTCTCTAGCCCTCACAACTAGCCCAATGATGGCTATGGATGCTACCCGCCTCCCCCGTGGTGCTAAGTTTGAAGTTAAGCCAGGCAAGGCTATTCTGACAAACGGAAATCCAAATGAGATTCTTTTCCCGTTCAAGTTTGGCAATACGGATGGTTCTAACCTGACAACTGCCAAAGAGTTTGAGCGTATGCTTTTGATGGCAACAGGCACTCTTGACTCTCAGGGAATGATTACTGCGGTGTCCAGAGATGCGGGTCAGGGTGGTATTTCGATGGCTACTGCCTCGATTATCAAGAAATACAAGCGTACCTTGGTGAACTTCCAAGAGGACTTCATGATCCCCTTCATCACCAAAGCCGCTTATCGGTATATGCAGTTCGACCCCGAGCGTTATCCTACTGTGGACATGAAGTTCATTCCTACGGCAGCGCTTGGAATCATTGCTAGAGAGCATGAGCAACAACAGTTCATTGCGCTACTCCAAACTCTTGGCCCGAATACACCTGTTTTGCCTATCATTTTGAAGGGCATCATGGCTAATTCTTCTCTGTCAAACAGATTTGAGTTGATTGAGATGCTAGACAAGATGTCTCAGGCTGATCCACAGGCTCAACAAGCGGCTCAGATGCAACAACAATTGGCTTTGCAACTGGCACAGGCTCAGATTGCTGTCCAAACCACTCAAGCAGAGCAGAACAAGGCAGAGGCTCAGAAGTTATTGACTGAAGCGCAATTGATGCCTATTGAGTTGCAAGCAAAGAGTATGGCGGCTAACACCAAGAACCTTCCTAATGACGATGCTTTGGCTTCAAAAGAGTTTGATAAGCGGGTCAAGATTGCTGAATTGATGCTTAAAGAGGCAGATATTCAGAATAAGGCTAAGATTGTTGAAAAACAGATGACTAGACAATGAATCCAGAACTTCAAAAGTACTACGAAGAGAGATTTTCCACAATGTCCACTCAAGGTTGGATAGATTTGATGGAAGATGTTGACAAAATGATAGAACCTTTGAATAATATTTCAACGATTGCAGATGAAAAAAGTCTACAATTCAGAAAAGGTGAGTTATCTATACTTATTTGGCTGAAAAACTTAAAACAAGTCAGCGAAAGAGCATTTGAGGACTTAAATGAGAAGAATGTATGAATTTGCCTGTATAAACGGGCATAAGACAGATAGATTTGTTGTTTATGAGACAACAAGTCTGAAGTGTGAGTGTGGTGAGGAATCTCATCGCATTCTCTCAGCGCCAGCTTTTAAGCTAGAAGGGTGGTCTGGAGCGTTTCCATCATCGCATGGGAAGTTCGAGAAAAGCCATTTGGATAAGTTAAAGGCTGAGCGCAAACTCAACTCATAAGCAATTATGCCGAGTTGAATCTCCTACAACCGAACAACGGCAGGAAAAGGAAAGAAGTATGTTGATTGATGACGACAAAGAAGAGTTGGGTGAGTTAGAGATTGAACAGCAAAAGATCGAGCAAAAGCCTGAACTCCCTGAGAAATACAGGGATAAAAGTTTAGACGACATTGTGAGGATGCACCAAGAGGCTGAGAAGCTCATTGGAAAGCAAGCACAAGAAGTAGGCGAGGTCAGAAAGTTAGCCGATGAACTCATCAAACAGAACCTTGGTTCACGACAACAAACTAGGCAAGAAGAGCCTGAAGTAGATTTCTTTGAGAATCCACAGAAGGCAATTCAGAGGACTGTTGATAATCACCCCGACATCCAAGCGGCTCGCATGGCGACTCTTGAGATGAAAAGGTCACAAATTCAGCAGAGGTTAGCGCAAGAGCATCCCGACTTTGGTGAAATTGCCAGAGATCAGGATTTTGCAAATTGGGTGAAGTCTAGCCCTGTTCGCATTAAAATTTTTGAGCAAGCCGATGCGGGATATGATTTTGACTCTGCCAATGAATTGCTATCGACCTATAAACAGCTACGTTCTGTTAAACAGAAGCAAGTAAGTGATGAGGGTGAGGTAACTCGCAAACAGAACTTAAAAGCAGTAGGTGTTGATGTAGGTGGTTCTGGTGAATCATCAAAGAAGGTATACCGAAGGGCAGACCTTATTCGGCTGAAAATGCAAGACCCAGATCGTTATGACGCCCTAAGTCAAGAAATTATGGCAGCATATCAAGAAGGTCGAGTTCGTTAAACTTTAGGAGATTTAATCATGGCATATCCAACACCAGCGGTAACCACAACCACCGCAGCAACGTTCATTCCAGAAATTTGGAGTGATGAAATCGTAGCCGCTTACAAGAAAAACCTTGTATTGGCTAACATCGTAATGAAGATGAACTTCAAGGGCAAGAAAGGTGACACTGTTCACATTCCCGCTCCTACCCGTGGTTCAGCTTCTGCAAAAGCCGCCTCTACTGCCGTCACTTTGATTGCAGATACTGAGACAGAAGTTCTAGTGTTGATTAACCAACACTTTGAATACTCACGTTTCATTGAGGACATCGTTGAAGCACAAGCCTTGAACAGCTTGCGCCAGTTCTACACTGCTGATGCGGGCTATGCGCTTGCCAAGCAAGTAGACACTAGCTTGATCCAATTGGGTCGTGCATTCAATGGTGCTACTGTCGGTACTAACGACTACGCAACAAGCAATACATCCACCAAAGCCTTCATCGGTTCTGATGGTACTACTGCTTACAACAGCACATCTTCCAATGCAGCCGCATTGACTGATGCCGCTATCCGTCGCACCATTCAGCGTTTGGACGACAACGACACTCCTATGGATGGTCGCTTCTTCA